AACGATAGCCTGAGACAGACCTTCGAGGGACTTGAGGTCACCGAGGTACTCTTCCACATAGGAGCGACCGTAGTTCTCGCCGTCCACCTTAGTGAATCGAACGGGAATCCAAGGAGACTTCTCTTTAGGATAGGAGCCTTCGGAGCCAGGGATAATCATTCCCTTGATCTCTTGATAGACCACCCACTTGCTGTCTTCGAGCTTGACGTGAGTATACAGGTCTACGTTCTTGACACCTGTGGCATCTGACTGGTGATCAGAGAGCATCCCTTGGACATCCCGAGGCAATGCTTCCTTGGCCATGGTTTCCTTGACGACAATCTCAAGGACATTGCCCATGGCATCACGGCTGACCACGTACTTCTCAAGGGGGAAGACACGCATACCACCACTATCGGGGAGATAGAGGAGAGCGTTGCCACCAATGAGGAGGTGCTTCATGGCCTCAAAGCCAGAGACACGGACAGCACCAGCTTCGATCTCACTCTGGACAGAGCGTTCGATCTTGTTCAGTCCTTCCTCAACTTCAGCCCTCATGCCTTCTTGTTTGGTCAACTGTTCCAGAGTGAAGTCATCAATCTGGAGACGGAAGAAGGGTGAGTTCGGGGGGAGAAGTGCGAGGAGCAGTTTAGAAGCCAGGTTGTTCACACCACGGGCACCAATACCCTGATAGGGTGTGTAGTACTTAGTACCGCTTGAATGGCCTGACGGAGGAATAAGCGTAGGGATGGTATATTTCGAGCAGTCCCTAGCTCGGTCTAGAAAGTTTTCGCGATCAGTCTTCAGTCGTTCGTAAATCGCGGCAGCTGTCTTTTTCTGCTCTTGTTCGTTCTTCTCTTCCATTCTCAGCCTTAGGTAGGAATGTTCAGACCACTACCGGACGAACCAGTGTCGGACTGTGTACGATCAATTCGCAATGCACCACGGCCACGGTTGGCAGACATGGAGGTGTCATCTTTACGACGACGACTTTCAGCAGGAGCCACAGTAGCCAGCTCAGGGGCAGCTACAGCAGGAGTGGGCGCGGGAGGAGGTGGAGCTTTAGAACCGCCAAAACACATTATTTCTTCTCCAGAATAGTTTCGGTTTGTAAATTGAATTGGTGTCGGAGGAAACGGACGACTGAGACCTCACCGGCTAGAAACATGATACGAGAGTATTCATCGTTACAATTAGGGGCACGGTCAGGGAATCGCCTCTCCAACTCCTCGAGTAATTCTTTAGGAACGGGAGGGAACTTTAAGTTTTCCATAAGTTCTCCAATTGGGCAACCATTAAATTCCAATCAAATCAAAGGCTTTCACCCACATAGCGCAGATATCAGAACGAACGATGTCATCTACAGTGAACTCCACATGTTCTACTGGGAGTTTCTGTTTGTGTAACATTTCGATGACTGTCTTCAATCCTGAGGTTGATCTCAGGTCTGACTGCTTGATGTCCCCGTTCAGGAGCACCTGGGAGTTATCCCCGATGCGGGTGAGGAACATCTTCATCTCTGCTGGGGTGGTGTTCTGAGCCTCGTCCAGGATCACAAAGGCATTGTTGAAGGTACGGCCTCGCATCACCTCAAAGGGTACGATGTCGATATTCCGCTTCTTGACTGCGATCTGGTAGGCGTCAGCACCTAAGCATGACTCTAAGACATCCGTGAAGGGTATGACCCAAGGGGCCATCTTCTCTTCCATGGTGCCTGGGAAGAATCCCAAAGATCGACCTGAGGCCACGTTGGGTCGTGTCAGGATGATCTTGTCGATGGTCTCATTGAGAAACAGCGAGGCAGCATAGGTGGATGCAATGTAGGTTTTCCCTGTCCCAGCTGGACCTGTGACGATCACTTGGGAGCAGGACTTGAGAGCCTTGATATAGGAGGCTTGCTTGTCGTTCATCGGGAGGAGGTTGATCCGAGAACCTCCCTCCTCCTTAGCACGGTACTTCGAGGTGCGTTTTGTTACCATTTAGCGAATGGGGCAGGCTCCAGTAGAGCACTCTTCCCCTTGGATTTCTTCAAAACTATTAGCCTGTTCCAGCTCCAAGGGAGCCAGTCGAGACACGTACTCATCAAACACAGCCTTGGTGACCACCTCTTGAGGGAGGTACAGGTAACCCAGGTCCTTGGCTGTCTTTGTGGGATCTGCACGGAACAGGAAGCTCACACCCACATAGGCGCCCCAGTTCTCCAAGAGCCAAGTGACGATCTCAGGGATCTCTTCAGGGCCATAGGAGATCGTGGCACTCACGTTCTGCTGGCACCAGTTCTCCATGAGCATCTTGTATCGCTCAAGCTGGCTCACGGCAGACTCAAGGTTCACTTCGAGTTCCACCCCATTCTTGACCACCTTCTCGAAGGGGACATCCTCCCAGCTCACCGGGAAGGTGATAAGGACGGACTCAGGGTCAGTTGGGTTCTCGACAACCTTGTAGCCAGAGGCACGGCACAGGGGAACCAGAGGATCATGCTTGGAGAAGTTCACGTTGTTGAACACGTACTTCCCTAGAGGCTTGTGAACCCCTTCTGTAGTATCCATGATTTTGCTAAGAGTCCCCGATGGCTTGATCGTAGTGACATTCTTAGGGCGCGGGGCTCCAAGCTCATCAGCCATACTATAAGCTCCTGCAGTTGCTGTTCGCTGAAGCTCTTCGTAATCATACGCTCCAAGGTCAGGTCTTCGGACAATACCAGTAAGCCCAACCCCACAAAGTCGGAGGAAGTCATTATTGAGGTGCCAGGCTTCTTGCAGAATACCGTCACGTAGATCCACACACGTCTGTCGATAGTTAGCGCGGGAAGCAATGTGGATAGCTCGTCGCAAACCTGACGAATTGCCTTTAAATTTGCCAACGTCTACCTCCGTGAGATTACAGAATGACTTGTTACCCAACAGGATCTCTGCACAAGGATTGCAACCCTTGAACCATGGCGCTCGTTTGGATGCAGTCTGAGCGTTGATGAACCCAGGTTCAGAACCACCGGAGGCCAGCATCAGATCGAAGATATGCTGCAGCTCGTCACGGGTAGGCTTGGTCTTGAACAGGAGAGAGTTGTTGGACTGAGCACGTTGGATGTTGGACACCCACCAGTCTTTCTTGGCTACCGCGAACTCAGCCCACTCGTCCTCACCATAGGTGAAGAGAGCAATTTCCGCAGAGCGTCTGGAGCTGAGTACAGTGCCGAGCCAGTTAACAATATCGAGAATATCAATACGAGTAAGCAAGCTACCAGCACGGCGGTTAAGTATGTGATAAATGGCTTCATAGGCTTTCGCAATGGCTGCATCACCTGAAGAGATCCAGCCGTAACCTTTCAGGCGTTCACCTGAAGGACGGATCTGAGAGAAGTCCAGGATCAGTTTATCGGCTGGGTAGGGATGAGCCACCAGCTTGCCGATGGACTTAGCCCACGCCTCTGCAGAGTCACCTATTGAGATTGTCCAGGTGTTCGTCTGCGGGTCCCAGGTTTCTTTGTTGGTTTCGCGGCCACCTTTTTCGGTTCGCTTGGAACGTCTGATTTCGAGGTCACGAATCGGCTTACGGAATCCCGTAAGTTGGCCCACCACAGGAGAGAAGCCAACGCCACAACCCTGAAGAAGGAGCCACAGGATATCCACCAGGTCTTGAACAGTTTCTGCATTTGTAAAACTACAATTAAATTGAGAAGCCTCTCGATGCTTGGAGACATCCGTTCCACCCAGCCAGAGTGTACGGCCTGACATCAGGACCTTACGTTCCAGCATGAGGGTTCGGAGTTCTTCCAGCTCTGACCACTGGGTTGAGACGAGGTCGGCAGCATTGGCCCGTGACCACAGCCACGCTTGGTGCTGGATCACACGGTCAACAGTCTGTTCCCACGTCTCAAAGTTGGTACCAGAGTCATCGATTGGTCGGTTGTAAGTTCGTCTCGTAATGAGTTGAGCACGAAGGGATGGGTTAGCGGTCGTCACCATGTCCAGTTAGAGTATTTCTAGCCTTGCGGCTTTCTAGTTTTTGAATGTTCTTGTCAGCAATCTTTTCAAGAGTCAGACCATAGTCGTGAGCAATAGCAGCAACACACCACATGATGTCACCCAATTCCTTGGTTACGTTCTCAATGTGTTTGTTTACGTCACCACCATCACGGATGAGCTTTGCCTCAAGAGACATCAGCTCACCAACTTCACCAGGCAGATTGAACAGGGCGTAGTACTCATCAGCAGACTCTAGGCGAAATGACATTGCCTGCTGCTGATATTCATTCAGGGTAAAGAGTCTCATAGTTGTCCCGGATGTATTCAAGATAATGGATGGCCTTCTCGATGTCCTGCTTCTTAGCCTTCTCCTTGTGACGGGAGATGTACTTGACAGCATTACCTTCCCAGAAGTTCAGGTTCCACGCATCGATCACTGTCCATGGCTGAATGGTCTTCTTGTAGTGATTACCACCAACCTGCTTATCCATGGCTGTGAGAGGCTGTTCATCAGTCTGTGGCTGCACCGGGGCATAATCCCAGATCACACCTTTGCATCCATCACATTCCTGATAGAGCACAGCACAATAATCAGGGTGAACATTTACAGCACACCCGAAGCAATCCTCGCGAAGCTGTTCTGGTTTAGTCTTGAACATCGTCCCGTTGATTATGGCTTCCATAAAATAACTTTCTTGGCAACATCATCATAGTCCTCTGCTCTCAGGATACGTGCAACACGAGCCTGAGTCAGAGCCTCTTCTTCTCCAAAGCCAGCCTTCTCATAAGCCTTGACGACATGCTCCCAGTAAATCTTACGGAGCTGCTCTGGGTTGGCCCATGGGGTTCCCTCGTCAAGAGCTGTCTTGAGGATCTTCTCTGCCGTCTTGGGACCAATCCCTGGGCACCCTGCATAGCCATCGGTGGCATCCCCTGTGAGGGTCTGAACCATGTGCCAGTAGTCTGCCTGGTGAGGGTTTATCTCAAAGAACTCATTCCGTCCAAAGTTGTAGTGCTTCCCTGGGATGGTCTTGAAGTCCTTGTCCAGTGAGCAAATGATGTAGTCATGGACTGGGTCGAGCTTGCCCTTGTGAGTGGCATAGATCCCGATCACATCGTCACCCTCTAGGGTTGGGATGGAGATGCAGGTATGCTTCTCATAGGCATACTCCTTGAGAAACTTCAGGAGCATGGGCTTACGGACAGTCAGCCGGTTACCCTTGTAGGTGGGCAGGACATCCTTGCGCCAGTTGTCCTTGTCGGAGAACAGCAGGAGGTATCCCTTGGCCTCGACCTTCTCAAGGATTGATCGGAGGGTAGTCTCGAAGGCAGCGATGGCATCAGGCTCGAAGACGTGGAGGGTCCACATCTCCTCACCCCAATTGATGGCCTGTTCGCTGGCAGCTGCAGCCTGGTAGATCAGTATGTCGGCGTCGATGAGAGCAAAGCGCATGGCTTCTCCTTCTTTTCGATGTTCATAAGGAACTCCCATGAGGTTGGGAATAGAGACTCCATGGAACGGCTAATCTTCTTAGCCACCACCTGAGTCTCCTTCTGGGTATGGGGGTCCATGCGGAGCTGACACATACGAGCCCAGGCGTAGAGTGTCCCTGTCCAGATCCATTCGGTCATGGTGTTCTGGGGGAGAATCATACGGGCCTGCTCAGGACACACACCGTCACGGAGCATCTCCTGATAATCAACCAAAGCATGGCGAGTAGAGGAAGTTACATCAAGCATTGTGAACTCAACGGCTTCCTCGCTGCTTCCCTGCTTCACATTGGCAGCAGCTTTGCGCCACACCTGGGGGAAGTAGAACTCAGGTTCATCATCCACATATCGACGGGACACCTCATTCCAGCTGAAGCCAACGGTGTGTTTCACCAATTGACGAGCTACGAAGATGGGCGCCTTTACACGAAAGGAAGCCGAGCAATGAGCGAACGGGGACCAGTGATTGTGAGTGGCCAGATACTTGATCAGCTTACGGTCTGACTCGTGGTCGAATGTGTCATGCTCCTTATGAAAAGATACACGGGCGGCATTCACCACCGTGAGGTCTGAGCCCATGTGGTCCAGGTATTCAACATCAATGTCGGCTTGTTTCATGTTCAGAGTTCAATAGTTTCAGGGTTCTTGATTGCAGCAAAGTACTTCAAGAGGTGGGGATTATCGAGGAAGACCTGCAGCATACCTGAGGCCAACCGTCGAACCACCTGCTCTTCAGCTGCACCACCATCGGAGATAGACATCACATACCAGACGGCATGGAGGATCTCGTGCAGGAGAGTGTCAGCTTCTTCCACGGGGTGTTGGCCCTCGCGGATGGCAATGACGCACTGTTGATTACGACAGACCCCTAGATTGTCCGTGGTAAGGATGGGGTCATGCTCCCAAACGATCGCATAGTTGCGGCCCATGATGCGTACAACACCGGGTCGCAGCTTGTAATGTTTCATAAATACCCTTCTTCACGGAGAAGTCCCAGACCCTCCTCCGTAATACGCCATATACGCCCGTACTGGTGTGGGGCGATCTTGGTAGTAATCAGTCCAAGCGATGCCATTGCGGCAATCTCCTGATCGTACCGTCTCGAATAATCAGACTGTAGAGACAGTCCGTCCTTGTAGACCCTGTGAAGGATCTCGTTGAAAAGTTGTCGGTCCATACATCAGTGTGTGTCAGCCCATGTGGTTCCGATCTTGGATTCACCATCCAGTCGGCAGCGAAAGCCAAAGTGTTCTCCGGCTGCAGTCACCATCTTCGGAGCAATCTCGGCCACATACTTAGCGACCTCTTCATTCCGACAGGCGATCTGCACTTCATCATGAGACCAGGCACAGAATGCGTAGTCCCCATCCCATCCATGCTTGAACTTGGACGAGAGGTGTTCCTCTAGGAGGACGAGCCACTGCTTACAGACGATAGCTCCCGCACCCTGCAGAAGGGTATTCAATGCAGCGTGTGAGCTACGAACGTGAATCCGTCTCCCGTCCAACCCGACAAGGTGGCCTCGTTTAGAAGCTGCCTGGACAGCGTCAACAAGTCGTCCGAGGGCAGGCAAGGAGCGAAGAAACTTTTGCTTGAGCTTTCGACCGTCACCCGGAGTTCCACCAACAATGGTACCAATCTTTGCGTCACCTGCTCCATAGAGGAATCCATAAATAAAAGTCTTGGCTTGAGATCGTGTCTCTAGTCCTGCAGCCTTCTGGTTCTCAGTGTGAATGTCTCCACCTAAGAGGACATCGGCGTACTTCCCCCCGTCCCACTTAGCCATGAAATGAGCGAGGCAACGAAGCTCAAGACCTGATGCGTCTGCACCAACCAATAGCCAACCACGAGGAACAGTAAAAAGTTCACGGCACTCATGGCCGTATGGAGACCCAGATGATGGTACTTGAGAGATATTAGGATAAGCGTGAGTAGCCCTCCCAGTAACAGCGCCATTAGGATTAACAGACCCATGTATCTTACCTTTCTTCTCACACTTCATCCATGCCTGTCCCCCTTCGTTTAACTGGGAGATCCTCTTCTGGATGAGGAGATATTCGGTTAGGAGTTTGCAGGGAGGATAGTCGAGCTTGCCCAACACCACTTCATCGACCTGAGGTTTGCCACCTTCAGTGAACTCTGTGGGCTTCCACCCGTAGAGGGTGATGAGGCGATCTGCGATATGGTCCCGGCTGGATGGATTGAAGACGACCGTCTTGGTCTTCTTCACAGGGACACCCTTGGTGTAACCCAGCTTCTTGTTGTTGACCTTAGGTGTGAACTCGGGAAGCTCCACCTCCCAGTTGCCGAAGAAGGATGTCAGCTCATGCTCACATTCAGCTCGACGCTTGGCCAGCTTGGCGAGGAGATCGGCTGCCTTCTTGATGTCGAAGTGAAAGCCGTTACGCTCCTGATGGGCCATGAGCCATGCAACCTGGTGCTCCAGATCGAGAGCTTGCTGGGCATAATTCTCCGATTGGATCTTGGCGAATAAGGAGGCTGTGACCTCAACGTCCTGGACGCAGTAGTCCAACATCTCTTGGGTGAAGGTGTACCATGGACCTTTGAAGTCACCCTTATAGTTCCCCAAACGATAACCCCAGGCTTCCAACGAGTGGGACCCAAAGAGTTTACCGGGGAGCTGCTCACGTTTGAGAAGGACGTTGTCAGTATCTTTTACGTTAGCCCAGATAAGACGCGTGGCAACCAATGTGTCGAAGACCTTGGATGGATCAATAGTGAACCACGGATACAGTTTCTGTAACACTGGTATGTCAAACTTGATGACGTTGTGGCCAGCGATGCAGTCAGCTTCCATGAGCTGAGTTAGCCCATCTGCAATGGCACCATGCCCTTCGGCATAGATGTCAACCCAACCTGCCTCTGTATCCTTGATCACCAAGCAGTGAACCTTGGTGACCTCATCAAGTAATCCGTCAGTTTCAATGTCAAAAATTAGTGCCACGCTGTCCCTTTCGACTAGCAATTAAGTGTCCTGATCGGGTCAGAAGCGTTCTTGAATGCACAAAAACACATAGAAATGACCCGATAGGGATAATTATTTCTTCAGCACGTAACGAGCGTAACGCTGCCCAGTTGTCGGGTGTACTTTGTGCTGAGTCTCGATGTTGTAGCCACGGTCACGCAGTTCTTGGATGCGTTTGGTCAGGCACTGGATCGAGTAATCAATCAGAGCTTCTCGTTGGGAGATGCTCTTGGCTTTCTTGAAATGGTGAATGAGTGTGTCAAGTTGCGTCATTAGAACTCCGAGTTACTTTCATCTACAAAATCACCGGAACACTCAGCGAGTCTTCCAGTATCCCTATCGTACTCAAGGTATCCGGCCAGTCCGGTCTCACCTGAGAATCGATTCTTCAATACCCTCAACGTTGTCACGTTGGGGTTCTTACCTTGCTGGTCACGTTCAAGACCAATCACCATGTCACTGAGCTGTGCGATGGAGTGAGATCCACGTAGCTGAGACAGTGAGGTCTTGGCTCCCTGCTCATGCCCTTTGTCACCCTCAGGTCTCCTCAGGTGTGACACGAGGAACAGCCCAACACCTGTCTCCTCGACAAGAGTTCTGAGGTAGGTCATGGCATTGTCGATCAGCCTTCGCTCATCCCCATCACCCAGACCGCTAACAACGATGCTGAGATGGTCCAGAACAATCCAATTACACCCGCAA